GGCGGTTCTGGCGCTGCAGTCGTCGTCTTCGACGGCTGCTTCGCGTCCGGCGCCGCCGGCGCGCCGCTCAGGACATCGCGTTCCGCGCGTCCGCTGCGGCGGTTCGCCCATTCGGTCTTCAACCATTCCATCAGCCCGGTCGGGTTGCCCTGGAATTCGGTCAGCTTCTGCAGCCGCTTGGCGATCCCCATCTTCAGCTGTTCGAATCCGGCTTCGATCGACGTGGCTGCCGAGGCATCCTGCAACCTGATGGCGCCCAGCAGGCTGCCGATGCGGTCTTCGCTGCTGACCGGCACCCGCTCGCTGCTGACGACTTCGCCTTCCAGGACCACGCCGTCCAGTGCTTCAACCGCCGGCAGGCCAGCGGTCACGTCGCTGAATAGCACGTCGATCACGCGCGTCCGCGCCCGCTTCGGATACATATCCTGCGGGGTGTTGACGTAGTTCGACTTCTCCGACAGCTTTTTCTTCGTGTAGCTTCCGCTGCCGCCGCCGCCGTCTTCGTCGTCCCTGGCGTTGTAGATGAACCGTTCGGCGTCCACCCAGCTGAAGACGCGCGTGGTCAGGCCAGGGTCGCCCTTGCGCTTCATCGTGCACCAGCCGTATGGTTTCCCGGCCGGAATGTCCTGGGCCTTCACCAGCTTCAGGATCAGGTCGTGGTCCAGGGCGCGATCCTTCAGATTTCGATCGGTCTGCGCCGCCAGTTCGAATCCTTCATCGAAGTAGGCCAGGACGCCGCTGCGCCGCACCAGCGCCAGCTGCAGGGCGGCCGCCATCGCCAGGTTGCCCTTGATGTTGACGATGTTTTTGATGGCCCGGATCGGGGTCAGCCCCAGTTCCATGCCGGCCATGATCACCGTGAAGACCGTTTCCGGCTGACCGCGCAGCCCGGCCGGAATCGCGCCAGACCTGGCCAGGAACCGCGCGACTTCCATCGCTTCCCCGATGCTGCTCGGGATCAGGCCCTTGAACGCCAGGACCATCGCGTCGTCGCGCTCCAGCTGCCGGCGCGCCAGGGCGCCGGCCTGCGGCGGTTCCTCCGGTTCTTCGGATTCCGGTTCCTGGGTCGGTGGTGGTGGGGCCGGCTGCTGCGGCTCTGGCGCCGGCGCCGGCTGTTCGGCGGCCGCGGCCGCCGGCTTCTCTTCCGTCGTCTTCGTTCGTCGTGGCATCGCTGGGTTTCTCCCTTTGCGATTGTGTCCGCTCGCCCTGACAGGGTGGGTCACTTCAGTGAACGTGCAGCGTGTAGTCCGCTTCCTCGGCCAGCAGCAGCGCCAGCCCGTCAGGCCCAGCCAGGGCGGTCGCCGCCGACTCTAGCACGATCAGCGGCTGCTGCGCCGGCTCAGGCTTCACAAACTCCAGCCGCTTCGGCCGCACGTCCCAGCCGTCCGTCCTCAGCCGGCATGCCTGGCAGCGAAGGTAGACGGTTCCAGGTTCGACCACCATCAGCGGATCGTGGGCGCCCAGCCGACACGCCAGCGGTCGGTCGGCCCACTCGGCCAATCGCTTCAGCAGATTCCTAATCACGTCCATCGATCGGGGCCTCCGGGTAGTCGGGTGGCAGTGGCGCGTTCAGCTCAGCGTCGATCGCCGCGATGTCGCGCAGGCAGTCCGGGCAGGCTACCGCGTCCGCGCCCGCCTTCGGCCGGCCGCAGATCGTGCACAGCCCGTAATAGCCGCGCAGCCGTTCGTGCAGCCAGGCGACGAACGCCGCGCGCATGCCGGCCTTGATGCCGGCCAGGCCGATTCCGGCCAGGATGACGCCGTGCAGGTGCTGGGCGACCAGGAAGTCCTTCGCTTCGTTGACCTGTTCGAACGTCGGATCTTCCAGCACTTCGACCAGCTTGCGCGCACGGTGCCGCAGCGATTCCAGGTAACGCGCCCGCTCTTCAGCCGGCATCTTTCCGTCGTCAGTCGCCATCGTCACTCCACCATCAACACCTGGGACAGCGGCCGGCGCAGATACGTCGGGCTGACCAGGTAGACTTCACGGGTTCGCAGCTTGCTGACTTCGATCGCCATGCCGCTGTGATCGTGCACCGCCACCGTCTGCTGCTGCTGCTCGGCGGGCAGCGCCAGGATCTGTTCGGCCAGCTGCTTCGCTGTCATTCGCTCGCCCCTTCGGTGATCGCATAGGTGACGAACCAGACGCCGGACGCCGCCCGCTGCACGTGCCACGCGCGGCCGCCCTGGCGGACCTGGCCGGCCGTTCGTCCGCTGTCGTCGGTGGTGATGTCGCGCACGGTCCGCATGTAGGCGCGTCCGCGCTCGCTGAACTTCACCAGCTGTTCGCGTAGTTCCTTCATTTCGTCACCATCAGCCACAGCCGCACCAGGTCAGCCGTTGGCGCATCGACGCCGAACGGCACGCCGGCCAGCCGCAGCCGCCGCTTGAACCAGACGCGCCGCGCCGCTTCCAGGCGCCGCACGCGCTGCTGGTGGATGATTTTCGCGTCGTCGCGCTCGCGCACCGCCGAAGGCGCCGGCAGCCAGTAGCCCATCACAGCACCAGTGTCCGATCGTCGCGCCACGCTTCCGGGTAGCGGCCGGTGCGCTGCAGCCGGCCCTTCGCTTCCATCGACTGCACGGTGCCGGTGGACACCCACCAGGCCGGCACGCCGCGGTCGTTCGTCGGGCAGCCCTGGTAGGTCCAGAACCCGCCCGGCAGGCGGACCAGGACCGCCTTCTGGGCGATCAGCTGGTCCACCACGTCCTGCTGGGTCGGTGACAGCTTACCCAAACTGCACCACCCGCTTCGTCTTCGTGTCCGCCCAGCCGTGCACGCGCGCGATTTCCGGCTTGTCCTTCCACTCGGTGGCGATGAAGAAGTCGAAGTAGAACTGGCCGTCCGGGCCGGCGTCGGTCAGCATCATGGCGTCCATCCTGACGAACCGGAACGCCTGCTGCATGGTGATCGGCATGGTGCGATCCGGCGTGAAGACGCCGCCGCACGACTCGCACCGGCTGACCTGCGGATCGTCGGTCATGACGCCGTGGCCGTTGCAGCCCGGGCACATGGGCAGCCCGCGGGTGAAGTCGCTGCTGGGCGCCACGTTCGGCGCCTGCTCGATCGCCACGTAGAACGGGCGGCCGATGCCCTTGTAGGCGAACGCATTCACGCCGTCCGCGCGCAGCTGCGCGGCCCGGCGGTCGGCCTGGCTGCGGCTCATGAAGTGATACGGGTAACCGTCCGGGTGGGCCAGGACCGTGATGTCGTTCGCCAGGGTGAAGGTCGTGATGTCCATTTCGCTGCCCCTTTCGTGGCGGCCAGTGGCCGCGGGTTTCGATGGCCCCAGTATCCCGCCGTTCGGGGTTCCGGTCAAGTCGTTTCAGGTCGCCTTTGTCGATTTGGTGTCAGGGTGTGCAGATTTGCGATCAGACCGCTGCAGCCGGATCAGCAGCTGTTCGGCGCCCTCCAGGCGGGCCGCCAGGCGGGCCAGCTCGGCGCCGGCCTCTTCGCACGCCTGGGACACCTGCCGGATGGCCAGGTCGAACTGCTGGTGGCGATACTGCGCCCGGTGGCGGTCGTTGCAGAACCGCTTCGTAAGTCCCCGCCGGCTGGGCGCCGACAGTGGCGCGCCACAGAACAGGCACCCAGCCGGGGCTGTATCCGAAATTTCGGGTTCTGCGGGCCGTTCGTCCTGGTCCCCTGCCACCGGCTACCCCCGCCGCCTGTCGTCGCGCATGGCGCCAGCCAGGCGGTTCAGGCGGCCCACCAGGCTGTCGCCGGCCTTCACCAGCTGGTCCAGCTCGACGTGGTTCCCGCCCAGCTCGGCGTGCACGCGCTTCACGACGTTCAGGGCCTGGTCGATGTCCAGGGACGCGATCCGCAGCTGGCCGCCCAGGACGTGCATGGGTATCCCCTGCATCGCTGCTACTCCAGTCGTTCGATGCTGATCGTAAACGCCGTCAGCGGCTTGTTCGGTCTGCCGTCCGGTCGCCGCGCGCGGTTCGTGGCGATCTGGTGGTAGCATTCCCAGGCTTCGGCATGGCTGTCGAATCGCTTCGCCAGGCCCGGGTTCCTGGTCAGCTGGACGTGGCCACGTCCCGCGTTCGCGTTCGGGTCGTAGGCCGCCAGCCAGGTGCCGGCCGGCATCACTTCGCCGGTCGCTTCATTCCGCAGAAGCTGGATCCCGAACTTCATCGGGTGCCCCCTTCTCGACGTGGCGGTGAAAGTGGACCAGGTAGTATTCCCGGTCGTCACCCGGCCGCGCGTAGCGTTCCTGGTCGAATGGGCGGTCTTCGTGACCGTGGAACAGCCGGCCGTCGCTGAACCGCAGGCAGTTATGCCAGTTCTCGGCGTCCCGGCGGTTCGCCTGCCAGCCGTCGCGTTCATGAATCCGTAGCGCGGCCGTCAGGTCGGCTTCCCACTTGGCGCGATCGCGCCCGCGGCCGTCCGGCTGCAGGTGATATTCGTTGTGCTTCGGCACCTGGACAGGCATGGTCTTCGTTTCGTGCTGCTTGCCCCAGGGCGCGCCCACGTAGATCGTCAGCTCGCCGTGTAGCTCGCCCTGCCCTGTAACGGCTTTTGCGAAGTCGGCCAGGCGCATGGCGAAGCTGGCCACGATCGTTCGGCTCACGTCGTCCGTCAGCTCGACGTGGATCGCCAGGTCGCCTTCGTCCGCGTTCTGGTAGCGGGCGATGCTGATCCGGCCCGGCACGACCAGCGGCTGCTTGTTCGGATCCTTCCTCACGATCGCCCGCCTTCCTCGGCCGGGTCGATCGGCCGCACCTGATCCCAGCCCAGCACGTGGCCGTCCGCCCGCCCGTAACGCCCGATGTCTGCCGGCAGCGCGTCCACCATCACCACCCAGTCCCAGGGGCCTTTCACCGCGCCCTGGACCATCGCCGGCGCGTCGGTCGCGCCGTAGTCCTTCAGCCACTTGGGCAGCATGCCCATGCCCCAGACGACGAACTGCCGACGCTGTTCGGCCTGTTGTTCCGCGATCGTCTTCATCCTGCCGTCCCTCGTTTCAGCTGGGGGCTGGTTGTCGGTTATGGCTGCACCCATCCGGCGCGCCAGGCCGCGGCCCGGATCGCCTTGAACCGTTCCTGGAATCCGCCGCCGCCGTAGCTATCGGCGTATCGGTGCACCTTCTGCAGGGTGGCGTCGTCCACCTTCAGGACGCCGAAGGTGTTCATGTTCTTCACCAGATGCCGCAGCAGTCGCTGGTGGCCGCCGTCGCCCACGATGTCCCGCAGCACGACGTTCCGTTCGGCTTCGGTCAGCTCCAGCGTGTAGTCGGTCGTGAACAGCATCGCGTTCCCCGTTGCGGGCCGGCAGGTGGCTGGTGTATCCTGTCGGCTCCCGTTGCTCTTCGTCACAGCACCACCCGGGCCGGGTCCAGCCACCCCGGTCCGGGCACCCCTCAGAACACCATCCCGCCGGATCGCAGCGCCTGGCCAGTCGCCAGCACGCCCTTCGCCAGTTCGTCCATCGCCTGGCGCCGCGCGCGCGCCGCGTCCATCCCCTCTTCGATCAGCTCGGCCGCCCGCTGCCAGGTCATCAGCTCGGCGCCGCGCAGCTGCTTTGCCTTTGCGAACGACTGCTTGCCCACCAGGCCCTTCGTGGGTTCCTGGCCGTCAATGAAGTCCAGGGTGACCGCGATGTAGCTGCCGATGCGATGCCGGCCGCCGCGGCCGTAGATGTTCTCGCGCCGCTCGCCGGTCACGACGCAGGGCCGCCCTTTCCAGCTGAACACTGCGCGCTTGCGTTCCATCATCCACCCCCTGACGGCTTGGGCCGGACCACGGCGGTCCGGCCCGGCCATCCTACCGCGTCTTCCCCGTCCGCGTCTTCCGCCGTTTGCGGCCACGGTTCAGCATGAACCCGGGCAGCTCGCCGCGTTCCTTCCGCTCGGCTGCCAGGCGCCGGCCGTGCTTCCGCCTGGCCATCGTCGTCAGGCTGTCCCGCTGCCGCGCGATCGCGTTCGCCGCGTCCGGCGTCAGGACGAACCGGAAGGCGCCTTCCCGGCCCATCGTTTCCACGAAGATGAAGTCGCCCACCGTCGCCTGGCGGTAGGTGCGCACGATGATCGTCTGCTGGTGCCCCAGGATCGGCACCGTGGTCTGCAGCGTCGTCGGCTGCGTGTGCACCACGTCGGGCAGATCCTTCAGGTTCCCCAGCATGCGATCGAAGGTGTCCGGCATTCCGCTTGTGTCCACTGTTCGCGCTCCGTCGCTGGTTCATGAACGGGAACCCGGGGCCGCCCAGCCAGCGGCCCCAGGTCCAGGGTTCGAACTACGCCGCGGTAGCGATCGCGTCCCAGTCGCGCCGCGCCATCGCCAGCACTTCGCCGCCGGCGCGCTCCAGGTCCGTCGCGCCTTCGTAGTCGTCGTAGTCGTTCGCCGTGGCCGTGATGGCCGACGACAGGCCCCACTTCGACAGGTCGCCGCCGCGGGCCAGGTGGGTCAGGATGCTGCCCTGGGTGCTGACCGGCAGCGCCAGCCGCTTCACCGCCACTTCCACGACCTTCGGCAGTTCCTTCGACACGATCGGCTGCGCCGCCGCATCACGGATCTGGGCGACCGCCGCGCGGAACACGTCCAGGTTGAAGGCTGCTTCGGTCACGTCGGCCACCTTCAGGAAGAACGCGCGGTCGTCGGCTTCGCGCGTGGCGTCCCGGAACACTTCCCAGTTCGCATCAGCTTCGAACGACCGGCCCACGTGATACTTCTTCATGGCCGCCGCCTTGATGATCGCCAGGTTCGTGCACCAGGTGGTGAACACGCTGGGTTCGACGCGCAGCGTGCCGGCGCCCACTTCGCTGTTCGACACGACGATGGCCGCCACGACCTTGCCCGGGGTGTTGCCGCGATACTCGGCCACGGCCGTGTGCCCAGTGCCCCAGGTTGCGCCGGCCGGCAGCTCGTCGGACAGGGACGGCAGGATGCCCTTGATATACATCCGGGTTTCGGTCAGCTCGGCCGACATCACCTGGACGCCCATGCCCATCAGCTTCGGCAGCACCGCCTGGGCCAGTTCGAAGTTGTCCAGGGGGCGGAATTTCGGCGTCAGGACCGCGCGCACCTGGCCGTCCAGGGTGCGGATCATCCGCTTGTTCTCCGGGTCGGCGCGCAGCCAGGTGTTGATGTTCGACGCCAGCAGCTGCGGCGAGCTCATGCATCGTCGTGGACGCGCCGGCCCGGCGAAGGCGCGGCAGCGCCCTGGCCACGATGTCCGCGATCAGCGCCGCGTCTTCCTTCGACACGTGAAATGACACCATCACACCACCAGCCCTTCGTCGCGCGCGCGCTCGCGCTCGGCCATCGCCTTCAGTTTCACCAGCGCATGGGCCAGGTCCGGCCTGGACAGCCGCGCCTGGGTGCCGCAGACGCCGGCCCAGCGCGCGCCGTTCGTCGTCGCCAGCTCCACCATCGCCACCACCGCGTCCAGCTCGCCCAGGGTCAGCCGGTCCGGCCGGTTCTTCGACAGGCCGGCCGCCAGGCGATCCCGCAGGTCGATCAGGTCGGCATCGCCGCTGTTGGCCAGGACCGCCAGGGCCTTCGCCGCGGCCGACTCCGACACGTTCACCTTCATCGCGTCCGCCTTTCCTCTTCGTCCAGCTGCTGATGCAGCTCACGTTCGCAGTCCGGGCACACCCCGTGCGACACCCCCAGCTTGTGAAGGTCCGGGTGTGCCGGACGCCCGAACGTCGGGCACCAGCTGCAGATGATGTCCCGGCCCGGCTTGTCGGCCGGGTCGGGCTTCAGGTTCTTCGGATCGACCGGGAAGGTGCGGCCCTTCTCCGGGTCGTGCACGAACACCAGCCGGGTGTCCAGCTCGCAGAACAGCGGCTGGACCCTGACCGGCCGCGCGTAGTAGGCGCGATCGGCCGGGTTGATGAACTGCCGCAGGCAGGCGATCGGCGTGGTCAGCAGCATGATGTCCCCCTCAGTCCCAGACGCCGCAGCTGCCGGCCGGCTGCCCGCCTTCGGACCGCTTGCCGTTCGCTTCCAGCCAGGCCAGCAGGTGTTCTTCGCTCGTCGTCACCAGCAGGATGTCGTGGGTGTAGTCCACGAACGTCGTGCCGGGCCGCGGCCGCGCTTCGCGCCGCAGCACCACGAACCCGGTGCCGACCCAGCGGATCGATTCGTTGAAGTTCGCCGGCTGCAGGGCGCCAGGACCGGCCGGCGTCAGCTCGACGCCTGGAAGACCGTGGATGTTGTTCGGTGAAACCTGCCAGCCGTTCCGCTTCAGCAGGGCCAGCAGCGCGTCGGTGATGATGTTCGGCATTTCGTCGTCCCCCTTCATGGCGGCCGGTGGCCGCGGGTTGATGATTCGAATCTACCGGCAGCCCGGCCGGCGGTCAAGTCGTTTCAGATCGTTCGGCTTCGAATCCGTGCAGGGGTGTGCAGCGGCCTACCTGGCGCCGACCACCTGGGCGCATTCCGGCCCGAACCCCCGCAGGATCGATTCCGGGTCGGTCAGCGGCCGCCCGCACCGGCCACAGCGCCCTTCGTGGTAGACCGCGGCCGGCGCCGGCAGCGCCTTCCCGGCCCACACGTGCTTCATCGTCCACACCAGGGCCTTCGCCGCCGGCGCGCTCGGCTGGATCTTGCTGCCCTTCGTGAACACGATGCTGCCGTCCACCGGCCGCAGGATCCCGACGTAGCTGTAGGCCCGGTCCTCGTCGCCGCCGCCCCTGGTCAGCACGCTGACGAAGTAGGTGGGATCCTGGTAGCGGCTGCCAGGCTGCGCGTCCTTCCGGTTCACCTTGAACGTGAACCTGGTGCGCTGTCCGCTGACGGTGAAGACCGCGCGCCCTGCCAGGATGAAGTCTTTGCTGATGCTGTGGTGTTCGCCCTGGGCGATCGGCATCAGCGGTTCGCTGCGCTCGTCTTCGAATGCCGGGCCGTCCGTCAGGGCGTCCGCGTTCCCGCCGCGCCACCCCGGCGCCGGCTGCTTGTATTCGCGCGTCATCACCGCGCCCCCTTTCGGGCCAGCGGATCGACCAGGGCCAGCACTTCCTTCCGCAGCCCGTGGCTGTCCACTTGGCCCCACAGTGCCCGCATGTGATTCGTCCACGTCTGGCGGGCCATGAACCCGTCCAGGTGGCGCTGGGTCGTCAGCATCAGCGCCGTGGCCAGCTTGCTGGCTTCCGCCGCCTTGCCGCGCTCGGCGCGCTCGGCGGTGAACAGATCGGTGCCGACCAGGATCGCTTCCCGTTTGTCCGCGGCGGCCACGTTCTTCCAGGCCGCGCCGGACGGCAGCCGCTGCAGATCCCGCGGGTCGTGGTGGCGCCGGCGGATCGCGTCGATCCGGCCGGTCGCCGTGCGGAACACGATGAAGCTGGTGTCGTGGGCGGCCCGGCTCATGACAGCACCACGCCCTTGTCTGTCAGCGTCACGGCGGCCAGCTCGCACCCTTCCAGGGCGCCGTCTTCCGCCAGGGCCGCCGCGGCCCGCTCGCGCGTGAACACCGTGGCAGCCTGCAGGTCGGTGGTGAACTGCCAGTCCCTGATCAGCCGCTGGATGTAACGGTCTGGCAGGTCGGTCGCCGCCTGGGCGTCATCCGATAGGCGCAACACGAAGCGTTCGCCGCGGCCGCCGTCCAGCGGCACACCGCCCAGGTCCGTCTGGACGACGAACTGGCCGATCTTCGGTTTCTTCGTGGTCACCACCACCGGCGCCAGGGTGGCGCGCTCGACGGTCACGATCCGGGCCGTGGCTGGGTCGTCCGTGGTCAGGTTGCGCACGCCGTGCTTCCGGGTCGGGTCTTCCACCCAGGTGCAGCCCGTGGCGCTGTAGCAGTGGGCCGTGCCGACGCGCGCCGCCCGCAGGCCAGTCTGCGCGTTCGCCGGGCCGCCGTGCCAGGTGGTCACTTCGTCCTGCCAGGTGACCGACTCGGCCCGGTCGCCGTCCAGCGTGACGATACGCAGCGTGCGCACGACCGCATGGGTATACAGGCCGAATCGGCCGGTGCCTTCGGCGTGCCTGGACGTGCTGCTGCGGGTGCCCAGGACACGGCCTTCGTGGACGGCTGCGAAGTGGGTCGCCATTACCGCGCCCCCTTCCGGCCGCCGAACTTCGCCAGCATTTCCTGGTAGCGGGTGTCCGTGACGGTTTCGATCAGCAGGTCGGTCTTCATCGTGTGCCCCTTTTCATGGCGGCCGTGGCCGCGGGTCTACGATTCCAGTATCCCGCCTGGGGGCCTGGGCGTCAAGTCGTTTTGTTCGTTCAACGTCGATTCAGTGCAGGGTCGTGCACGGGTGTGAAGGGGCGGTCCGTCGTGGCCCTGGGCACCAGCTTCGCAGGCCGGGGCAGCCCACGTTCCCAGCAGCCGGTCCCGTGGCGTGGCCCGGACCGCCCCTTCAGCTCTTCGCCGGCCAGGTCGTGGTCAGCTCGGCCAGCCAGTGCTGCGTCTGCCACAGCTGGAACAGGCCGGGATCCTCCAGGACCGCGCTGTGCCCCTCCGGCATGAATTCGTTCCGGTCTGCCAGCGGGTGCTGCCGCTGGAACCGATCGAATTTCAGCCACCGCTTCCAGCCGCCGTCGAACAGCTCGCCCAGCAGCTGCATGTAGTCGTGGGCGTCGGAATACAGGTGCAGCCATCGCGCGATGTTCGGCCGGGCCGCGGCGGCCACCGCCTTCATATCGTCCCGGACCGGACCGCCGACCGTGATCAGCGTGTTCACTTTCAGGCCGGCCGCGCACGCCACCAGGGCGATCTGCATGCCGTGGCTGTGTGCGATCAGGTTGGTTTCGCGCGGCGGGATCCGCTTGTCCGGGCACAGCGGCGGAACGATGTAGGCGAACAGGTTCTGCCCGCCCGCCAGCCAGACCGCCAGGTCGTCGTCCCCGAACCCGACGCCACCCAGGTCGGTGCACCAGCAGAATGGCCGGTTGTCGGCATCCACGGGCTGCACGCCGTTCGCCTGCAGGAAGCTGTAGAACGGCTGCCCGGCCATGAACCAGTCCGGCTTGTCGGGCCGCCAGGCATGCGTCCCTGCGACCAACACCACCCGGGTCATGCGGCCGGCGGTTCCTGCGGATGATCCGACTTCTTCGGTGGCAGCTGCCCCTGCGAGAACGGCAGATCGAAGAGACGACCGATCACCGTCGTGTTCAGGCCCAGCGCGCCGGTCACCGCGGCCAGCGTGGACGCCAGCATCCCGAAGACTTCCCCGACGCCGGCTGGCGTCTGGAAGTCGGTCCACGACGTGTGCCGCGCCAGGATTTCGGCGCCGAAGTAGAAGAAGCTGGTGCCACCGATCAGCAGCGCCGTCATCGCCAGCTTCTGTCCGTGGCTTCGCAGGTCCGGCATCGTTCCCCCCTCAGAACAATTTGATTCCCAGCAGGGACGCCAGGGCCGCCAGCAGCCCGTATAACAGCGCCTGCTGCCAGCCCGCCATGCCGCTGTTGCCGTCGTTCGACGGCAGCGGGGTCGGCTCAGGGGCCGGCGCCGGCTCGGGCGCCGGTTCTGGCGTCGGTGCTGGCGTCGGTGCTGGCGTCGGCTCGGGCGCCGGTTCTGGCGTCGGTGCTGGCGTCGGCTCGGGTGTCGGCTGCGGGGTCGGCTCAGGCACCGGCTGCGGGGCCGGTGTCGGCCCGGCCGGGTCCACCGCGTCCACCAGCGTCCTGGCGCCGCTGCGGATCAGGTCCGTGATGTCGTTGCCGGCGCCGCCGAACGTCGGCCGCCCTTCGTTTTCCCAGTCGGCCAGGGCGTCCCAGCCGCGCAGCGTGTTCCGGTTCACCAGGTAGTCGCACGCGATCGGTGTGCCGGTGAACGGCTGCGGACAGTGATCGCCGCCCGCCTTGCCCAGCAGCCCGAACCCCTCGGCCCGATGCGCCCAGGCCACCGCGTTCAGCAGCTCGGCGGCCGTGGCCGGCGTCAGCTGGCCGTAGTTCCCGCGCAGCCTGACCAGCGTGTCGCTGACCGTTTCTGGCGCCTGGGCGATGTAGGTGGCGCCGGCCGGCGTCCAGGTGACCGTGACGACGTTCGATCGCGCGCGGATCGTGTGGGCGTCCTTCACGCGCTGGTCGCCCTGGGTCACGAAGAACCCGACCACTTCGCCGGCGCGCAGCGGCCCACCGGATACCAGCGGCCCCCACGTGTCCGCGCTGTAGAACCAGTTCCCGCCCGGCCCCGCGTAGCGATCGACCGGCCCGCAGGCGTCGGTGCCGCGGCCCTTCCAGAATTCGATGCCGCCCGACGTGTAGCGCGCGCCGTCCACGTCCCGGACCAGCCACAACGTGTATTGGATCCCGCCGTCCCAGCCCGGTGGCACCGTGTTCGGCCAGCTCGCCTTCGCGTCGAATTCCACTTCGCAGAAGTCGCCAGGCCCCAGCACCAGCTTGTCGATCGTCGTCTGGACCGGCCAGCTGGCCACGTCGGCCGGGCTGCCCCCGGTCACCGTCGCGCCGCCGATCGGCATCGCGTCGGCCTGCTGGCCACGCGCCACGCCCGTGCACACCGCGAACATCACCACGCATGCCAGCAGTCGCTTCACGTTACACCTGCCTGTAGAAAAGCTGATCGCCCACGGCGGTGAACGTCCCGCCACCATCCAGGAACGCCTTCGCTTCGCGCGGCATGCGCCCGGCCGGCTTCATCGCCTTCGGCGCGAAGTAGCTGTCCGCGCCCTGGGTGGCGTCCAGCAGCACGCCGCTGATCACGCCGTCCGCCAGGAACAGCGTTTCTTCGAACAGCAGATCACGCGACGACCCGCCGCTGACCACCCGTTCCATCAGCGCCATCAGGGCGTGGTGGTTCAGGTCGCCGCCGGCGTTCCAGCACGAATACTGATTCGGGGCCAGGCATACGGCCTTGAAGGTCGGGGCGACCGCGCGAAACCGGCCGTAGTGGGCGGTCCGGTGCTTCACCGACATCATCACCGCGATCCGCTCTTCGACGCTGCTGTGCCCCTCGCGCCAGTCCCCGCGGGCCTCGGCCCAGGCCGTTCCGGCCAGCGCCAGCCGGTCGTCCAGGGCCGCCTTGATTTCCGCATCGTTCCACGCCATCAGACGCCCCCAGGGCCGTGCCAGGTGCCGTCCGCCTTGCGCATGGGTAAGTAGGACTGCATCACGTTCTTCGCCTGGTGCACGATCACGTTGTTCTCACGTAGCGCGTTCGCGGTGTCCGACTGGGCCTTCGTGTTCTCGACCAGCATCGTCCGCAGCGCCGCATTCTCTTCCGCGCGCGATTCCGTCAGCTGGCGGTAGTCGCGGCGGTAGAAGAACAAGACGACCAGCAGCACCGCGAACAATCCGCCCTGCCGGATGATCGTTTCCACGACCGTGACTTCTGGCACCCCGTCCCCTCCGGTGGTCGCTGCACCCTGCAGCATGGCCGCCGCGTTCAGGTTGCCGACCGCGAAATACCAGGCCACGATGATCGCCGCCGTCGCCAGCAGCGCATGGGTCCAGTCCACCACGATCGACTTTGCCCGCGGCATGTTCATTTCGTTAGACCCCCGTGGATGGGCTTCCGTGCACCCTCAGCTTCACACGTTTTACTGCGCGCGCCGGAACGTCAGCTGCAGCCCGCGCACGCTCGCCGTGGCGCCCAGGGTGTCGCTGGCGTTCGCCGGATCCCGGAACAGCCGGAGATACATCAGCTCGCTGGCCGCGCACGTCGTGATCGTCACGCCGGTGATCGTTGCGTCGTTGTCCTGCAAGGTGGTGCCCTTCGCCGCGTCGGTCACCGTGCTGGCCGCGCTGAAGGCTGGATCCGACGTTTCCGCGTCGGCCACGCAGACGGTCGCCAGCTGCCAGACGACGTTCCCGGTGGTCGCCGCACTGAACCAGCGGATGCGGGCGTCCACCGTGCCGGTGAAGTCGCCAGGCAGCATCACGGTCGTCTGCGCGCCGATCACTGTGGCGCCGTCGTCGGTGTAGTCCAGCGTGCCCTTCTGGGTGTTCGTCCCGGTGTCGCAGCTGATCGCCGCGGCGCCGGCGGTCGGCAGCGACCAGCCGCTGATCGCCGTCACGTTCTGACAGATGGCCGCCGGCAGCCAGACCTTTTCCACCGTCGTCAGCACGTTGCCGGTGGCCTCGGCGTCCAGTGTCTTGTTCGTCAGCGCCTGGGTCGCCGCGTTCAGCGTGAACGTGTCGCTGGTCACCGCCGGCACCGTATGGCACTGCCCTGACGCCCGGCAGATAGCCGCGTAGTAGGCGTTCTGCGCCGCCGCCGGCAGCAGCGCCGCGCCGGCCATCAGCAGCGCCAGGCCCAGGCCCTTCAGCACGTTCTTCATGCAAAAACCTCCAGGTCACCGATCAGGAACGTGTCGTCGGTCGTCGCGCCAGGCGTCCCCTGCAGCCGATATTTCTTCGTGCCCGTGGTCAGCGTCACCGCGATCGTCTGCTTCTGGTTCGTCCCGCTGTAGTCCGCGTTCGTCGCCGTGCACGACACCCCGGTGCCGGCCGTCGTGGCGTCGGTGACGTTCTGCACCCGCGGGGTGATGCTCACCGCCGCGTTCAGCGTCCTGACCTCGGCGCGCGCCTGCACGGTGAACCCGGTCAGGATGTTGGTGGCGGTGATTTCGATGTCCCGCCAGTCGATCGCGTCCTGGGCGCTGGCCACGCGCGGCAGCGACACCTGCCGGCTGCCACCCATGCCTTTGTGCAACCTGGCGGCCAGGATCGCTTCGATGTTCAGCCGCAGTTTGTTGGCCGTCTGGTAGCCGAAAATCTGGTCCAGGACAAACGCCGAAATAGCGGTGTAGGCCATGCTGTTTAGACTCCCGCGGGCAGATCATCAAATCCCGGTTCGATTTCCCGCGCCCAGGCCCGAAGTTCGGGCAGTCGCGCCCCCAGCCGTTGCCAACACGCCGGCGCCTTGAACGCCAGGAACGTGCCGCCTGGCACCAGCCGCTGCTGCACTTCCTCGATGGCGCGTGGCGTCCGGTAGAACAGCAGCACCCGCGTCAGGCCCCGCGGCACGCCGGCGTCCGTCAGTTCCTCCAGCAGGTTGTCCAGGAAGGCGGCCAGCTCGCCCACCGTCGCGTAGTGTCCCACCGCGTGCATTGTCTGCAGCGCGGTCAGCACCTGGGCCTTGTTCGTTTCGACCGCGCCGGGCAGCGCCGGTTCCACTTCCAGCAGGATCATCGCAGCCGCTTCCCCGGTTTCCCGTCGCTGAACTTCCCGGTGGTTTCGTCGCAGAGGTAGCCGTATTGCTGCTCGGCCAGGCTCGCGCTGGTCCAGGCCGCCGGCAGGGCCGTTTCGTCGCCCAGGATGAACGCCCCGGAGAACAGTGCCTGCATATCAAAGCAGTCCAGGGCCACGCTGAAGTTGTTCGGGTCGGCTTCGTGCCGAATGATGCGCATCGGCTGCCCTGCCCAGCCGGACGCCCCGACGCCCTGGTAGTGGGTCAGCTGCACCACGTCGCCCAGGTCGTAGTTCATGCCCTGCAGCCCGATTTCGAAGCTGACGATCCGCGGCGGATCCTTCTGCCGCATCAGGCGCCGGTAGGCCACGTCCAGCGCGGTCGTCGCGTCCCGCACCAGCTCCAGGTTCAGGTCCGGCGCGCGCGCGGTCCCGTCGATCGACCCGGTGGTGTAGTTCGTGATGCTGGGGCTGTCGCTGATGTCCTGCTGGTTCAGCCACCCGGTGTCCACCCGGCTGGCGTAGTCGCGGGCGTAGCTCACCGGGATCAGGTTCGCGTGCGCCGCCAGGTCGTCCTTCACCTGGAACGTGTCGCTGATGATGTTCAGCGCGTCGGTTAGCGGCACGGCCGTCGCCAGGGCCGCGATCGAATCGTCCACCATCGACACGAAGAACTGGCACTTGCGATTGAATCCGCTGTTGACATCACCCGACACGTTGAACCGGGCGACGACTTCCCGGACCGTCAGCTGCTCGCCGTTCCAGCCGATGACGCCGGCGCCCACGTAGCCGCCCGCGATCCGCTGCGCCGCCACTGCGCTGGCCGCCACGAAGCTGTCGTCGTCCACCTGCTTCAGCGTCGGGTCGTCTTCGAACGTGGGCGTGGCCAGCCAGGCGCCGGCGTCGTAATTCCCCAGGATCCAATTCTGGATGCAGTGCAAATACTGCAGGTGAATGTCGGTGATCAGGGCGCCCGTGCCGTCGCCCACGTCTTCGATCCCGTCCACGTTGACCGTCAGCGGCTTGGTGCCGCCGATCGCTTCGTCGGCCACGTTGCCCGTGGCGTAGATCAGCGTGTAGCGCCGGCCGTTGATGTCCACGTAGTCGTCCGCGTGCGGCCAGCCGGTCTTCCCCGGACACAGCACGTCCGACCCGTAGCGCGCGTCCCGGATCCGTGTGCCGTTCTGGTAGACGTTGCCGATCACCTTCACCGCGTGCCCGCAGATCAGGAACCTGGACCAGGTGGTCCCGCTAATGACTTCGGTGCCCACGTAGATCGCCGGCACCTGGCCCGCCGGTGGCGGGTTGACCGTGCCGACCGACACAGCCGTGGCCGTGTCGTCAAAGTCGTCGCAGTAGATCAGCTGGTCTTCGCCGTCGATGCTGTGCACGATCCCGTCGTAGCCGTTCGGCCCGACTTCGATCGTGCGGTCGAAGGCGCCGTCCCCGTCGCCGGCGCGCCGGTAGATGCGATAGCCGACCGCCCCCGTGTAGGCCCTCCATCGGATCTGCAGCGGCCGCGGGTAGGGGTGCGACAGGCCCAGAATTTCGCCCGACGCCGCCGACTCGCTGCCGTCCGGGAACACCGCGGTGATCTTGTAGATGTAGGCCACGTCGAAGTCGGCTTCGACGCCCTGGTCCTCGGCGGTGATGTCCACCGTGGTCGTGCCGGCGGCCACGTCTACGCGCCGCACGTAGTTCGACCCGACCATGACGAACTTCCCGTCCACGAATCCGCGCTTACAGAACTTCGGTGGCACCGCGAACGGGTTATTGCAGAAGTAGACCCGGTAGCCGCCATCGGGCGCCGGACTGGGCGCCGTCCAGGTCAGCCGGACCGATCGGCCGGCGCCGCTCTGGCCGGCGGCCACCACGACTTCCTGGCTGGGATCGGTTTCCACGCCCGCGTTCACAGCGGTGACCATGAAGGCGTAGTCCTGGGTGCCGCCGCGGAAGTTGTCCGGCAGGCTGCCGCCGCTGATGGCCGACCCGGCCAGGTTCGTCGGCGGGTCACCCGGCAGCGTGCACCACGATCGGTGATCCGCATCCACCGCCGCGATCACGTCGTCGTCGCCGGTGTGCGAATACTGGTTCCCGCCCATTTCCGGGGTGTCCAGGCCCAGGCCGTGCGGCCACCAGCCACCAGGCACGCCACCGTAGGTCCGCGCTTCGACCGGCCCCGACTCCGTGCCGGACCCGCCGCCGCCGGTGTCCGCGTCGAACGGGGTGTCCGTGACGGACCCGTAGATGATCGGCACCGCTTTGCCGATCCATTCGGTCGGGCAGTCCGGGAAGTCGTCCACTTCGATCGTGCGGCTGGGCACCTGCAGCGGATTCGACCCGACCGCCGCAAACTTCGCGCTCAGGATGTCCTTTGCCTTGAATTCGAACAACAGGGGCGACTGCGGCTGGTAGTCGGTGATGTAGCCCCTGATGACGGTCCGCGGCAGCAGCAGCGCGCGCCGGCTGTCGTCATCGATCATCCGAACGACCGCCGGCCGGTTTTTGAAGTATTTCGTGCTGTCGGCCGCCAGCAGTCCGCGGATGTAGCGATCGGCATCGTGGGCGATCCAGCTGAAGTCGGCGGTTTCGAACTGCCCTTCGCGGTCGCTCAGCGCGCGCGACAGCCGCCCCCACTGCGTCACCCGGCTTTCCTTGAACCCGCCGTAGTAGTCGGCCGGGTCCGGCAGGTCCACGTTTGACCAGACGTGCAGGTCGCCCTGCTTGTCGGTCAGCTCCACCCAGGTGATGCCGATGCCGTTTTCCGGCAGCTCGGTTTCGGTCGGCGCCGGATCCACGCCGTCCCCGAAGATCAGCGCGCGATAGGTGACGCCCGACAGGTTGCAGTTCGCCCCGACCGTGAACTGCCCCACCGTGTCGAACGCCGTGATGCGATCGGTTCGTGTCGTGCCGTTGAAGATCGTGCGGCTGGTGCTGCCGTTGCCGTCGCTGAAGAAACGGTAGTGCCGCTCGCCGGCGTTGCCGCTGTCCTCGGGAATGACGATCACCAGCCCAGGGTTCACGTCGATGTCGAACGTGATGTCCCTGGGCGAACTGCCGTTCCCCGTCCAGGTCACGATGTCCAGCAGCTTCTTCGCCGTGAACGCCGCCGCCGCCTTCGTCAGCAGCAGGGCGAACAGATTCGTCTGGCTGCTGCCCTGCAGCCCCGTGCCCACCTGGAAGGTGCCCGTGCCGACCGACTGGATGCGATCGGCCACGCTGTCGGCGCCCGGCTGGCCAACGTCGATCTGGAACGCCTTGTCCCCGACCGTGTTCGTGTCGCGGTAGAACACCCTGGAACTGACGGACCCGGCCCAGTCCGACGCCCAGGTGAAGATCGCGTCGATGACGAAGGTGGGGTCGTCCAGCGCGAAGTTCACGTCGTCGTTCAGCGACCCGTTCTGATACGAGTTTTTTTCGTCCACCAGGCCGCGCACCATGCGGCCCGACTCGTCCTGGATGGCCAGGTAACGGAACGTCTGCCCCGTCGCGTTGATGGACGTGCTGCCGCCCTTGATCGTGAACCCGCCACGGTAGACCCGACACAGCCCGGAATCGGCAGGATCCTGGGTGGCGAAGACGTGCGAGTAGTGGCCATCGGCGGCCCAGTCGCGGCACCAGACCGCGCTTTGTGGGTTGCCGACAGACCCTTCGCCCAGGATGATCATGAACGTCGGGAAGAAGTTCGGGTCCGCGAACGCCACGTCCTGGGCCTGGTTGTTCCCGGTGCCCGATCCGACTGCCACGACGATACTTTCGTCCGGGTCGTCCTCTTCTGGGGCCGTCCCTTCCCAATCGACCAGGAAGAACGCGCCATAGATCACCGACGTGCCGCTGCCGCTCGGCCCATCCACCACGCCGATTTCGATCGTGTCGCCAGGCGCCACTGCCAGCGTGCCGGCGTCCAGGAACCAGCCGCCAGCCGGCCCAGTCTGCGCCGTGGTCCACCCCGCCGTGGACAGCACAGCGGCCAGGGCGCCGCTGTCAGTCACCGACCCGTTCACGCGAATCCGATATTTCCAATTCGCGCGCTGCATGTTCGCGTAGATGATCGGGCGGACCGACTTGATCACGGTGCCAGCGTCGAACCCCAGATCGACCAGGGACGGCACGGTGAAGGTCTGCGCCTTGCTCACGGTGTCGTTCGTCAGCCCGCCCGTGGTCGTCTTCACGGGGTGGCCGATGACGCGCCGCCAGATCGGATCGCTGTTGATCCAGTCCTGGTCGGTGCCGTTCCCGTTCACGTGGCACAGCGTCATGCCGCCGTCAGCGGGTTCCGCCGCGTCGTCCACCACGAATTCCGCCAGCCGCCACAGCCCGCCGCCGGCGCTCGGCGTGGGATCCATCGACAGCGAATTCCCCAGGGACGATAGGTGGCCCAGCCCGGTGGTCTGGACGGCGGACCCGCTGATCACGCTCACGCCGTCGATCTTGATCGTGGTCGTGCCGCGGAACACGATATGGCCGCTCAGCCGATACCAGCGCCCCGTCGCCAGCGTCACGCTGCTGTCGCTGCCGATCTGCTCGGCCGTCCCGTTGCCCTTGCTATACAGCCGCACGACGCCGCCGCTGTCCAGGGTCAGATACCAGGCGTTGTCGATGCCCTCGACCGTGCCGTCCCCCTGCAGGAACCGCGGTTCGCCTGACGTGGGCAGCTCATCGACGTAGATGTAGCCGCGCCAGTAGAAGTCGGCCAGGTTCGTCGGGAAGTTCGTTTCGGGGCCGTCCAGCGTGCCGGATGTCGGGATCCGACCCGCGCGGAACGCCTGCGCCCCGCGGCGCCTGCCAGGCGCCAGGGACGGGTGGCCGGTTCCCTGATTCCCTTCGGCTGGCCGCAGGGAAATGTCCAGCAGGTTCCCGGAAAGTGTGCCGATGCGGGCCATGATTTACAGCGTCAGCCCCCGCCCGACTTCCGCGAATTCGACCGGGATCGTGTTGCGGTCGATGAACTGCCGGGTGATTTCCTTCTGGGTGCTCGCCCACCGGACGAACCAGGCGTCGTTCACCGTGCCGTCCGGCACCAGCAGGAACGGCCGCACGCGCCCGCGCGTGTCGCGCCACCAGGCGTCCAGGGCGTCCGCCTGGGTGTCGGGGCTGTCCAGGCTGCCCTGGAACCCGCGCACCGTGACGCCCAGTTCGTAGATGTTGCTCACCCCGTAGTCGGTCGTGTGCTCGACCACGCGCCGGTCCTCGCGCACCTTCACGCCCCAGTCGATGTTCGGGTCCAGGCTGCGGAACAGGCTGCCCATCACGAATTCCCCGATGGCCACCGCGGCGCCGTTCGTCCCGACCACGACCAGGCGCCAGAACCGGAACCCGCTGGCGCTGTAGCCGCTCAGCGCCCGCAGGTCCAGCCAGGGGTTCGTCGGGTAGCCGTCTTCCTTGTAGGCCGGGATCGTGATCTGCTGGTTGAAGGTCGGGCTGCTCCAGCTGTCCGTCGCGTTGCCCTGGATGCGCACTTCCAGGCCGGCCGTCAGGTTGTGATGGATGATCGCCACCAGGTCCACGCGCTGCGCACTGGTGAAGTCGAACACCCAATTTCCGGTAGTGCCGGTCAGCTTCGCCGGCTTCGCCGGGTTCAGGTTGGCGATGTTTTCGGCCGGGTAGGCGGAATCCTCCGTCGTGGCCACGATGCTGGCGTTCGGCGTCACGTTGTCGCTGTAGTGCTGGTAAACCGCGTTGACAGGCATCAGGCTGTCCCCAGTGCCGACCGCAGGTTCGTCCGCGCGCCGGCCTTGTTTCCGCTCACCGCGTCGATCAGCTCCGGGATCACGTCACGCCGCACGGTCTGCCGATCGACCTGCTGCGCGTAGACGTTCATCGTGATGTTGACCGGCCCACCCCTGCCGCCGGTCCCGCCGTTGCCGACGCCGATCGACTCGAAAATCTGCTTGAAGAAGCTGGCCGGGCCGCCGACTTCCGGTTCGCCGCCTTCCCCGAAGAACGTGGCCACGCCGCGCGAACCGCTGGCGTAGATGCCCTTCGCCGCGCCTGGCAGCGCCGGTTCTTCCGGCGCCGCGCCGGCCGGCGCTTCAGGCGGGTTCTGCACGTCGTAGCTGACCGGAATCGAAAACCGCAGGCCGCCCAGGATGTTTTCGACCCGGTTCCTGACGCTGGCCGCTTCCGGTCCCAGCTGGCCCAGGGCCACCTTGATGTCCAGGACCGCCTTGTCGAAGGCGTCCGCGGCGCCCTCGGCGCTGTCGGTGTTTTCCTTCTCCACCGTGTCGGCGGTGTCCTTCGCCTGCTCGTCCACTTCCGCGAACACCGCCAGGATCTGTTCGATCGCCGTCTGCGCGCCCTCGGCGCCGCCCTTTGAAGACGCCCACAGCGTATCAACCGCCTGCAGGGCCTCGTCGGCCGAATGGCCGGCCTTCAGATACTGTTCCCGGACCGCGATCACGGTCTGCTTCCACGCCTCGCCACCGGCCTCCAACTTGTTTTCGGTCGTCAGCAGCCCCTTCAGCTGCTCTTCGAACTGGCCGACCAGATCCCGGCCCGCCAGCTCGTCCTTCGACGGACCGCCGAACAGGCCCTTGACGAACCCGGCGGCCGCGCCGATGCCGCCGCCGATCAGGGTGCCGATGCCAGGGGCGATCAGGGTGCCGATGCCGGCGCCCGTCTGCAGGCCGGCCAGGGTGTTCGCCCCCTTACCCTTCGCGTTCAGCAGCTGGAACAGACCCGACGCCGCCAACAGGCCGCCGCCGCCGAACCGCGCCAGGTTGCCGGCCAGCCCGCCGGCCGCGCCGGCCTGCAGCGGCCCCTGGTCGCCAGGACCACCGCCGCCGAAAGGCGACAGGCCACCGCCGCCGCCGAACAGCCCGCCCAGGATGCCGCCACCACCACCGCCGCCGCCGCCGAAGACGCCGCCACCCCCACCGCCGAACAGCCCGGAGAACGCGCTACTGAAGGCGCCGCGCTGCCCGCTCAGCGCACCCAGCATGCCCTTCAGGAAGCTGTTCACGAAGAACGACAACAGCGATTCCAGGATCTTCGTCGCGCTCGCCTTCAGGCTGCCCCAGATGTCCAGGAATCCATCCTTGAACCCCTTCGCGCCCAGCAGCATCTGCGCGAACGTCCCTTCAGCTGCCGTGTTCAGCTGGCCCAGCACGCTGCTGATGCCCGGGAAGATGTCGGTGCGCCAGACGGACGGCAGCCGGCCCGACGCCGACACCTGGGCGTCGATCATCTTGTTGTAGGCGTCCTTCAGCTGGGCCGTGGTCGCCGTGCCGCTGTCCTTCAGGATCTGGAAATTCCGCTGCGCCGCGTCCGCGGCCTTCCGCAGGTTCTGCGGGGTTTCGATCCCGAACGTCTTGTAGGCCGCGTTCAGCCGTTCCTGTTCGGTCCGCGCGATTTCCGCCGCCGCCGTGGTCTGCGGCAGCAGTTCGTTCACCTTCTCCAGCCCGACCGTAGGGATCTGCGGGAAGCTGGCGACCAGCGCCGTCGCCGCGCCGCGCGCGCGCGCCAGGGCCGCCGTGGCCTCGTCCACGCCGACGCCGGACTGCTTCGCCTGCCGGTAAAGCTCTTCGTATTTCGGAATCAGCGCGATCAGGACGCGCTGCAGCGGCACGCCTTCGTCCGTGGCGCGCTTCTCCAGGGTGGCGTAGTCGGACAGCGCCGTCTTCACCGACGTGCCCGTGACGATGCCCAGCTGTTCCAGGGCCTGGCGCTGCTGCTCGATTTCCTGGGTGTGCTTCTCGGCGGCCTGCTTTGCCTGCTCCTGGGCCTTTTCGTTGGCCTTCAGGGTGTCGTTGACCTTCTTTACGGTTTCGTCCGACAGCCCCACCTGCTTCGCCCAGGCGTTGAACCCCGTTTCGTTGTTCTTCAGCTGGCCTACCAGCTCCGACAGGCTGAATCCGGTGGCGTCGATTTCCGCCTTGATCTTGTTCTCCGACGCCGCCACCACGTCGGCCAGCGCCACGCGCTTTTCACGGATCGCGTTCGCGTCCAGCTCGGCCTGCAGCTGGTCACGAATCGGCCCCAGGGTGGCTTCGGTTGCCGCGTTCAGGTCGATCTGGGCCTGCACGGCCTTCAGCTGCGCTTCGGTCGATTTGTCGAACCGCGCCTTGCGGATGTCTTCCAGCTTGTTCACGACATCGACGGCTTTGGCGTAGTCGCCGTGCACGTCGATGCCTGCGGCCAGGGCCTTGTTGATTACGTCCTGCTTCGCCGCGTTCACTTCGGCCGACAGCGCCGCTTCCGCCTGGCGCTGCTTGTAGTCCACGAACACCTTCGTGGCGATCACCGCCGCGGCCGTGATGGCGCCGAACGCGATTTGGCCGGTGGTCAGGTTCCGCGCCAGGTCGATCAGCCCGGACGACACGCCGCTGATCGCGTTCTTCACGCCCTGCAGGCCCACGGGCGCCCGCAGGATCTGCACGACCAGCCCGGTCACGTCGGTGCCCGTCAGGCGCGATGCCGCGCCCAGCGCCACGATCGGCGTCACGATGGCCGCGGCCGCGGTCCCCAGGATGGTGAACGCCTTCGCGTGGTCCCCGACCGTCTGCACGATCGGCGTCAGGATGCCCAGCAGCGCGCCCAGGGCCGGCTGCAGCTGCTTGCCGATCTTCTGGCTGGCGATTTCCGTCTGCGCCGCGAACCTGGCCTGTTGGCCGGCGGCCGTTTCCAGCAGCCGGGCCGCGTCCCCCATCTGCGGCTTGGCTTCCTTCACGATCCCGTTGAAGATGGCCTGGCGGATCGATGCGTCGGACGTGGCCTTCGACAGATCGGTGGCGCTGAACCCGGCTTCCACCAGGATGTTCGACAGGTTCTTCGTCACGCCGGCGTTGTCCACCAGGATGCTGTTGCCGTTCTTGATGCCCTCGGTGGCGGACGTGACCGCCTGGCCGAACGACAGCGCCGCCTGCTTGCCGAACGCCGCGGTGTCCTTGAACCGCTTCACCAGCTCGATCGCCTGGTCCAGCCCGAACCCGGCGGCCAGCAGGTTCTTCAGGGCCGTGGCCGCGTCCCCGACCGACAGCAGGCCGTCCTTCGCCAGGTCGGCCGCCGCGGCCTTCGCCTTCTCGGCGTCCTGGCCGAACGCCGTGGCCACCGACGACAGGCCGATCAGGCCCGCGTCCAGCCGGTTCGCCGCCTGGATGGTGTCCCGGAATCCGCTGACCAGATTGCGGGCGACGACACCCGCCAGGTTCCCCAGCGCCACGCCCGCCGCGATCGCGCCCGCGCCGGCGCCGCGCGCACCCTGCCCCAGGCGGTCCAGCCCGCGGCCGGAATCCTCCGACGACTTGCCCACGTTCTTCACAACCGTGTTCAGGTTGTCGAACGTGCCTTTGGCTTCGTCGCGCGCCTTGATCAGGATTTCGATTTCGGTGCGGGTCAGGGCCATCTACCGTTCACCCTCGGCCGGAATCGCCGCACGGCTTCCACGTGCCGGCAGTCAGGAATCCGTGCCACCGGCAGCCGGTCAGGCGCCGAATGCTGGGGGCCACGCTCGGCTTGTCCACGTCGCCGTTCCAGTCCCAGGTCGGCTTCTGCCCGCTGGTCGGGAACGGAATCACGCCTGGTTCGCCGCAGCCACATGGGCAGCCGTAGACGATGCCGGTGTTGCGGTCCAGCATCTGGAATTCGCCAGGCGCCAGGCTGTAGATGTCCACGCCGTCGTGGCGCTGCGCCGGCACGTCGGCGGTGTGGTTTTCCACGGTCAGCACTCCACCAGGTAGCCGGGCTGATCCTTTGCACCGCCGCCCAGGAATCCGTGGTAGCCGTCGATCTGGATGCTGGCCCATGCGACGACATCGGGCGGATCGCCGCGGCGGTGCCATCCGTCCGGCGTGTTCGTCGCCGGCGCGTCGATGTCCCAGTCCCCGCCGGGCGTCTTCACGACCAGGTGCGGGCCGTTCCCCCGCTCGGTGCGGTGAATGTTCCCGGCGTGATGGCCGGCCAGCCAGGGCGCCCACCACATGGCCCCGACGCCGGCGGTGCGCAGCGTGCACAGCTCGCCGGTGTCCGCGCGCGCGTATTCGCGGTCCGTGAACAGCTGCCAGATGTCGTCTTCCAGGAACGTGTAGCTGCAGCCGTCGCAGGCCGCCGGCCAGCGCGGATCGTCGTGGGGCCACCTGTCGCCGCTGATCACGTCCTTCGGCCATTCGACGCCAGGAAATGGGCCGACGACATCCAGCGGCGCCATCGCGTCGTGGTAGCCCATGCGGCCCGGACAGTCCCGCGTTCCCGGCTGCTCAGCCATCCGATAGCGCCGCAGCGACCGGACGTAACGCCCGGTCGGCTCGATCAGGAAACAGCGGATCCTGGTGCCCATCCCCGATCACCCTCCAGCCGGCGTCCAGCGCAGCGCCTGCAGTCGTTCCTGCTCGCGCGCGAACGCGCGAAACGCCACACGGACCAGCGGTGTCAGCTTCGGCGGTGCCAGGCCCAGCAGCCGGCAGTCTTCCCAGACCATCAGCAGCTGCCAGACTTCTTCCGGGATCGCGCTTCGCGGGCAGGTGAACATCGGCTGCTTCACCGTGTCCGCCTTCGATCCCACCATGTAGGCCGGCCGAATCAGCCGGCGTTCTGGCACGGCCGCGAAGATGCCGCCTTCCCGATCCCAGTCCTCGACTACCTGGCCGTGCTTGCCCAGGTGCTTTGTTACGACGGTCTGGCGTTCGACGTGCCAGGCTGCGGGTTGTCCGCCGTCCGGCGGGCTGCCGCAGTTCCGCGCCTTCTGGATTCGCGCCGGGCACTGCCGGCAGTCGTAGTCGTCGCTGCCGGCGTCACCGCTGCGCCAGAACCAGAAGGCTGCGCGAAAAAACGCGGGTCCACTTCCTGCTTCCCGCTCAGCTCGATGATCTTCATGGCCACGAACAGCGCCTGGCCCGACAGCGCGCCGCAGATGCGGCTGAACTGCTCGCCGTTCACGATCGGGTAGCTGTCCTGGCCGCGCTGGCCCGGCTGCAGCTCGGCCAGCAGGCCAGCGCGCAGCGCCATGCGCAGCGGAATGGTCAGCCCGCGGATCGCCGTGATGGTCTGGCGGAATCCGGCCGCCCCCATTTCGAACCCCTTCACCACCGCGTCCTGCACTTCCGGCGTCCAGCCGGCGTCGGTCCGCGTCGTGTCGGGCGCCGCCAGGCCGGTGCAGGCCACCATGATCGACTTCAGGCGCGCCAGGTCCGGCCCCCAGGCGGGCACGATGTCGTATTCCACCGGGTTCGGATCGGATTGGTTGCCGGGCAGGATGCCGTCCGGGATTCGGATGGTGTCGTCAGCGTAGGGAACGTGGAACATCGTGGGTTTCTCCCTTTGATGCAGGTCGGGGCCTGATCGTCATGACCAGGCCCCACATGCGCACTCGATCTGTTGGACCGCCTTACAGCTCAGCCAGGAACACCTGGTCGTTGCCACTCTCGGCGTAGCAGACGCCTGGCACGGTGATTTCCTTCAGGCCGATGTCGCCCGGCACGTCAGGGATTTCGAATTCGACATTTGGGGCGACCATCGCCACCATGCTGCCGTTCGTGTCCCCGACCAGGCAGCGCAGCACCCCTGACACGACGGTGTTCGCCAGACCCAGCAGGGTCGTGTCCTCCAGGTAGAACGTCACTTCCACGTTCACCTGCCGCAGGTTGTTCCTCCCGCCGATGCCGCTGGCCTTCGACGTGCCCAGTTCCTTGTTCCGCAGCACCAGCTGGTTGTTCATGGTCAGCTTCACCGCGGTGACCAGGAATGCCGCGTTGTCCACCCAGAACCCGCCGACCAGGCCGCTGGCCGGCGCGCCCACCGTGGTGTGGCTGCCAGGCTTCGCCTGCACGGTGGCGCCGCCGCTGCTGTCGCCGTAGTCGCCGGCCGGCCCCTGGATGGCCAGCATGACTTCCTTCGTGCCGTCGAAGCTGGCTTCCAGCTGGTCCACGACCGCGCCGTAAACCGCCTGCTTGAACCCGCCGGCGTTGTAATACTTGTAGATGGCCAGCGATTCGGTGATGTTGCTGGCCAGCTTGTAGGTGATGCCGATCACCACCGCGTCGGCCACCGCCGGCGCCGCGCTCAGCGCGTCGAACGTGATCGCCGTGCCCACCACGGTCTTGATCCGGGTCACTTCCCGGTGGCTGTCCGACGCGAACGTGAAGACCACCAGGTCACCCACGGCCACGCCCGTGGCGTCGGTCAGGTCGCAGCTGGTCGTGGTGGGCGTCCCGGCCGCCACGGTCGTAACCAGGCTCAGGACGTGGTTCCCGCCGAATCCCGCCTTGATGAACTTGCCGACGTTCGAAATGGTGCCCAGCGTGCCGCTGGGTTCCCACATGATTTCGGACAGGTTGAAGGCGGACGTTTGCCGCCGCGGCAGTGACTGCGCCTGGTCCGGCGTGCCGCGCTTCTCCGGGCTGGGTTCGCGGTTCTTTTTGCTGGTCAGCGCCAGCTGCAGGATGCGGATGCCGTCCGTGGCGCTCAGCGCGTCCGCGGGCACGACGCTGTAGGCCGACTCGACCAGCGCGTATCCCTGTTCAAGTGCTCCGGTTTCGATCGTCATCGCGCATTCCCCCTACCAAAGAAAAGGGGCTGCCCGGAACCGTTATGGTTCCGAACAGCCCCGGTTTCTCCGTTCGGCTGTCCGACTACGCTGCCCGCCCTACCCGAAATTTCGGGTTCAGGGCGCCGATGTCTCTTCGCCCTGCCCCTCGGCTGCCTTCCGCCGCCGTCGTGCCCTGGGCGCCGCCTGGGGCGGTTCCTCGGCCGTCGCCGGCTGCTCGTCCGTTTCCGCGGCCGCTTCGGCCGGTGCCTCGGCTGCCGGCGGCCAGGGTGGCGTGCACTCGAAATGCTTCGCCAGTCCCGGATCGCCCATGATCACTTCGACCGCGTGCCGACTGACCTGGTAGCGATCGCTGCCTTCCTCCGACCCGGCCGGGAAGAAGTAGAACGATCCGCCCAGCGTCATGCCCAGGTCGCCGTCGCCCTGTGGCGCGTCCACCAGGATTCGAATCGGGCTGGCCGGTTCTTTTGTGATGCGCCGGAGAATGAACACGCTGCCCCCCTTCACTCTGTTAGACCGGCTCAGGCCGGCCGGGTGCGACCCGTGAACGCCACGTCCATCCGAACGTAGTGGCAAAGGAACTGCCCCGCGAACAGGATGTAGCCGAACTGCTCGATCGTGCACGGCTGCTGCTGGACGATGCCCGGGATCGCGCCGCCGCCCGACGCCGGGATCGACCCGTAGGCGTTGAACAGGTCGCAGACGTTCCAGGCCAGGTCGCTGAAGACGGTTTCGCTGGCGTTCGCGTCATCGATCCCGAAGAACCCTTCGATCTGGAACTGGAACGTGGTGATGACGTTGCCGCCGCCGATCACGCCGTGGCCGACGTGGCCCGGGTTGCGCACCGGCACCGCGGGGTTCGAAGTCGTCGGGCTGACGAAGAACCCGCAGATCCGATTGTTCGCGGTGTCGAAGAGGTAGTCCCGCAGCTGCTGTTCCGTGCGGATGACGCGCCGCCGCGGGTGCACCTGCCCCGTGTTCGGCACGCCCTCGATGAACGCCACGATCGCGGCCCGGATGTTCGCCGGGTTCAGCACAGCCATCAGGTCGTCCCCGTCTGTCCCTGACCCGGCTTCAGCAGCGCGGCCGCCAGCTGGTCACCCAGGATCGTGAACATCTGCTGGACGCGGGGTTCAGCGGCCCGGACGCCATCTTCGAAATACCCCTTGCCCTCGATCCCCTGGGCGATGATGGACTGCGCGATCGCCCACTTCGCGCGGCTCGCTTCGTCCGCGCTCAGGCCCAGCTTGCGCTGCGCCCACAGCCCGATCGCGTCGATGCCCAGCCGGCTGATCGGTTGGCCCGACCGCCGGCCCTCTTCCATCACGATCGCGTAGGGCAGGCTGCTGAAGACCCGGCCCAGGACGTTGCCGGCCAGGTCGGCGCCGCCGACTTCGATCCCGCCCGTCTGGGTCGCCGGGTCCGCCCCGAACGACTGGGCCAGGGCGCCGGTGTCGCTGAACCGTCCCGCTTCATCGCTCACCCGCCCGGCCACTTCCAGCAGCGCCAGGTGGATGGTGTTCCGCACCAGGTTCGTCAGGACGCGCCGGCGGTCGCCCTCGACCCACAGCGGGATCTGCGGCACCTTCACGAAGATGCCGGTGGGCCGTCCGCCGTGGCCGCCGAATCCCCCCTGGAAGGCGTCAGACGCCATCAGTGGGTGCGGTCAGGGTGCGAAATGAACCCGCCTAGCCCGCCGAACCTCCACACGGGCTGTGTGTCCAGGTCCAGGAACGCGCTGGCGCCCTTCAGGTTCTCCGACGTGCCCTTCCCGACCAACTGCTGATACCAGGCCAGCAGTTCCTTCGACCGGCTGCGGAACACGTCCGACTGGCTGCGCCGGTCCACCACGTCGCTGGGCAGGGACGTGTTCCCGGTGTTCTGCGCCGCCTTCACCGCGGCCAGCTCCAGGATCACCGACGCCGACAGCAGGATGATCGCTTCGGTGTCGCCCTCCAGGATGGTCGTGCGGCTGGGGCTGTTCTGCTCGTCCAGCACGTGCGGATTCGTGTATTCCAGGCGGATCACGTCGTTCGCCGCCGGACGGTCGAACAGGAATTCCAGCGCCCAGTCGCCGCCGGGCACCTGCCGCGTGCGGTAGCTGTTCTGGTCGATCGTGCCCTGGGCCTGGCTGGCGTCGTCGTAGGGCCAGTAGATGGCGCTCAGGCTGCTTTGTCCCGGCACCCAGGCGTCCGGGTCGATCTGGCTGCTCAGCTCCAGCGCGGCCGCGCCCAGGTTCGCGTCGGCCACGTTGTCCACGAACGTGGTGCCGGCGCCGGACAGCTGGGTGCCGACCAGCAGGTGATCGCCGTCCAGGTCGTCCGCGGCCGTGCGGTAGACCTTCCAGCCCGCGAATCCAGCCGGCAGCGCCGGCAGCTGCACGTTCACCTGGCCGTCCGTGGTCTTGTCGGCCACGGTCACCGTGGTGGTCGGCGCGCCGGCCTGGGTTTCCTGCTCGCCGGCAGCGTCTTTGATGTAGCTGACGCGGTAGGTGTGGTCGCCGTCGTCCACGTTGCCGGCGCCGGCGCCGGCCAGCGCCGCCGTGGCGCCGCTCGGCGCCGCCTGGTTCGTCGGCAGGATGCTGCTGCTGCCGGTCAGCTGGAACCGGAACCCGGTGGCGGTTACCGTGTAGTCGAACACCCGCAGGTTCGGCTTGTCGCGGCTGAAGATGGCGACCGCCTGGCGGATCGCTTCGTTATAGTCGCCCGGGTCGGTCAGCAGCAGCTTCAGCCCGGTGGCGTTGTCCGCGCTGTTGTCCTGGGCGACCTGCTTGGCGATGCGCCGCAGCGCCGCGCGCGTGATGCCCACGGGTTACCCTTCGTAGACGATGACTTCGGCGCCCGCCCCGGTCACCGTCACGTCGATCTGTCCGGTGAATTCGACCGGCGTGGCCGGCGTGAAGTGATCGGCGCCGTTCGCCGCGGCCGACAGCACCGCCAGGATGCGGCCGCCGCTGGTGCCTTCCTTGACCGTGGCCGTGGCCGTGGCCGCGGCCGCTCGCAGGCTGACGCCGCCCAGATACCGCTTCTCCGACCCGCCCGCGCCACCGCCGGCCAGGAACGTGCCGCCCGCGCTGGCGTCCACTGCCTTCTGGAAATTGCTGCCCATCTGCGCCCCCTGAAACGACAAACCGGACCAGCCGGCCGGAATGGACCAGCTGGCCCGGTGGACTGTAGCACGTTCCGGGGCGATCAGTCGCCCAGGGGCACGTAGTCGATCTGCAGGGTGGCCGCGCCCCAGGTGGGCGACGATCCACCGCTGACCGCCACCGCCACGCTGATCGTGGCGTCCTTCGCCACGTCGGCGGCCGCCGCCGCCAGGTCGGACCCTTCCTTGTCGATCGGCGTGCCGGCCACGGCGGCCGCCACGTCGAAGGCGGCCGCCAGCAGGCTGGTGGCACCGCTCAGGATGTCCAGCGTGTTGGTGCCGTGGGTGCCGCCCTTCAGCCCCAGGTTCAGGGTGGCGCCGATGATCTTGCCGCGCTGCGGCATGCGCAGCTTCCTGGTGCCCGCCACGGTGGCTTCCAGATTCGCGGCCGTCAGCGCCAGCACGATGGACTGCGGACGCTGCATTCCAAGAGAGTATCCCGGTCGGCTCATGTTCTGTTCCCCCTACCTGAAGGTTGCCTGGGGCCGGCCATCCGTAGCCGGCCCCCTTCGTTCGACTGCTGCGCGCCCTTCCGGGCAGGTCGTTACTGGATGGACGCCGCGAACCCGCGGAAGTCCAGCACCGCGCCGCCGTAGACGTGGCGGATGCGGTAGGTGATGGCGTCGTTGCTGAACAGGCTGCCGACGTTCGGCTGGTCCTGCACCAGCAGCTGCGGATCCTCGCCGCCCCAGAATCCCAGTTCGATCATCGGCGTCTGGGACACGTCGGCGGTCAGGAAGTAGTCGGTGGCGTCGGTCCAGTAGTCCACCACCCGCGGCTGGATGCCCTGGGCGCGCACGAAGTTCGGCGCCGAAGGGGCCGCCGTGCTGGTCACGTTCGTGTCCGGCACCGCCCGGTCCGCCCCGGTGATCTGGTAGCCCAGCTCTTCCAGGTCGGTCGGCAGCCAGAGGTAGCGCCCCTTCAGGCCGATCCGCTTGCCGTTCGACATATCGGTCTGCTTCTTCAGCAGCAGCCGAAGGGCCGACACGTTGCTGGCGGACAGCGCGCTGGTGATCAGGTTCAGGTGGCTGCCGCCGCCCGACGTGAACAGCGCATTGCCGTCGTAGATGACCGCGTTCGTGGCCATGAAGTCGAACACGAATTCCCGCAGCGTCTGGTAGGCCGCCCGGGACAGCCGCGTCGGGATCCGGCGGATGGCGCCCACGTCGTCGTTGGCGATCATTTCGATCGTCAGCTGCTCCGTGCCGCCGCGCTTCGCCGGCGCGTAGGTGGCCTCTTCGTCGGTCGGGCTGGTCATCGACGGGTAGGGGTTCCCCTGGGTCACCGTCTGCAGGTTCCCGTAGCCGCCGAACCGCATGCGGCGCTGGGTGCGGAAGTCGCTGACCGGCACGACTTCCGCGATGGTGCCGCGCCACTCGGTCATCGTCTCCAGCTGGTATTCCGCCACCATCCGGCGGGTGATGCTGTCGCCCAGGATCTGGTCGAAGCTGGACGTGTCCAGCGATTCGGTCAGCTTCTTCGCTTCCTGGGTGCGGCCGGTCACGTTCACGTCGCCCGTGATGTCGATGTAGATGTTGCGGAACGACACCGCGCGCGCGCTCGGGTCGATGACGAACTGGCCTTCGGCGGTCTTCTTCAGACCCATGAAGGCGTTCAGCTGCTCTTCGACCTTTTCCCGGCGGCCCTTGACGATCTCGACGCGCGGCAGACCCGTGGCCGGCATGACGATGTTCCCTTCCGCCAGCTTGGCGAACAGGTCCACCTGGGCCTTCACCGCTTCGGTGATCTGGGCCTTCGTGGGCACGTCCTCCAGCCGCTTGGCTTCCGCGATCCGCGGTTCGAACTGCGCGCGCAGCGCGTCCTTCACCGGCTGGTGCAGCGCGGTTCCGCCCAGCTGGTTTTCCAGGAACGACATCCGGCCGTCCTTCGTGGATTCCAGCAGCTGCGCGACGACGCCGGCTTCGGTGATCTGGGTGGCGCCGGCGGCCTGGCGGTCCTTCGCCGCCTTGTCCTCGGCTTCCTTCGTCGCCTTGTCGGCGGCCGCCTTCTCGGCGGCCTCGCGCGCGGTCTTCTGCTCGGCCGTTTCGGCCGGCTGCGCCTTGATGGCCTCGGTGTAGATGCCCATCACCTGGTCTTCGGTGGGGGTTGCGCCCAGGCCGGTCAGCTTGGCGATCAGGGCCTGGTTGCCGCTCGCCTTGATGGCTTCGATCATCTTCTGCAGCATGCGTCCGTCCTCCAGTAGGGTGTGGTGCACCGTGTCGCTGGCCACCAGGCGCAACACGCGCCCACCAGCTGCGGGGTTCGTCACGAAGTCCACTGACGACACCGCTTCGATTCGCTGCACGTCGTAGAACGCGCCGTCCGTGCCCATGACGGTCGTGCTTTCCGCGGTCACGTCGTGCGACAGCCCGAACAGGTTCGGGTTGCCCTCTTCCCAGGCTTCCAGCATTTCCTGCCGCACGCTCGACTTCGTGACGACCGCCGTGGCCGCCAGGCCGAACGTCGCGCTGGTCGCTTCCTTGCCCGGGGTGGGGTTCAGCAGGACGCCTTCGATCGACTTCAGGAACCCCGCCTTGTCCCGCGTGCTGCGCCCGTAGCGCCGCGGGGTTTCCTCGTGGTCCATGTAGATCGACGCGCCTTCGTAAAGGGGTGCCGCTTCCTGCAGAACCTTCCGCTGGTAGCGGTTCCGGTTCTTCGACATCCCTTCTTCGATGACGATCACGCCCCACTTCTTCCCGCTCGGCTTCGATTCGCCGGCTTCCGTCACGGGGCCGATCAGAACGCCTTCGGACACCGGGGTGTAGGTCTGCCGGACCTGAATCGGTTCACCGGCCAGGGCCACGGTGCCGTCGTCGGCCACCGTGTAGGCGACCTTCCACAGCTTCCCGCCCTTGCAGATCACCACGTAGTCATCGAAGACGACTTCGACGTAGCTGTATTCGCCCGGCCCGCTGTTGTAGGCGGTGCTGACCGCCTGCTGGACCTGGCGCATGCGTTCGTTCAGGCTGGTGTCGGCCGCTTCAATGATCCGCGCGTTGCGCTTCGCCACCTGGGTGCCTTCCTTCTGGTCGGCCACGTCCACGCCGGCGGTCTTCGCCAGCGCCCGCGCCTTCTTCAGTGCCGACGCCTTCAGCTCGGCGGACAGCTTCGACTGGGGAATCCGCGCCAGCGCGTTCCGCAGGTGCGGCAGGTCCACCTTGCCGTCGTCGCCCTTCACCGGGAAATGCCGCAGCGATCGCGGGGTCGTTTTCCCGTCTTCCTTCTCGCCGCCGTCCTCGATCACCAGGAACGCGCTGTCCGGCAGGTCGTTGATGTAGGCCGCGTTCCAGGTGGCTTCCCGCAGGTCGGTGCCGCCCATCGCCGCCAGGGCTTCCATCAGCGCCAGGATCGTCGCTGCGTTCATGTGGTCGCCAAAAACAAAGGGCCGGCAGCCAGGACGATCGCGCCCTTCGACTGCCGGCCCGGGTTCTCCGTTTATGGCCGGAACGTATTCGGTTCAGTGGGGGCCGGCCAGGTGTCAGCCTGACCGGCCCCGGTGCCAGGGCGTTCGTCCTCCCCTGGCGATTCGCCTAGAATTTCATCGGCTCACCCCACGATGGCCAGCTGCCTGGTCACGCGCTCGGCGTCCCGTTGCTCGACGCCGGCTGGAATCTCTGGCAGCCGGTCCCGGTAGCTCACGTTCTGGTTCACGAAGACGATCTGGCCCGCCTGGACCTTGATCGTGACTTCGCCGTATTCCTTCCGCCTGGCCATCCCGGTCAGCGTCAGGACCAGCCAGCGAATCACGTCCCGCATGGACAGCGGCTTCGCTGCGTCCATCAGCGGAAGTGCACCCGGGTGCACTTACAGCCGTAGCCGGCGTCAGGCGACATCGTGCGGGCGCCTGTCGCGGGGTCCACGCTCACCCCTTCGTTCAGCAGCGGCTGACCGCATTCGAACCGGCACCCGACGACGATGCCCAGGCCCGCGGCCTTCAGTTCCTGGATCGCCGCGTTGATCTTCTTCTGGGCGTCCCGTGGCAGCACCACGCGCCGGCGGCCGTCAGGATCCCGCGGCACGCTGGCGTCCGGCGTGGCGTCGGCCACGGCTTCAGGGACCAAGATCCCGCTGCCGCGCTGCACCATCGCCCCGGCTGGCCCGGTCACCTTCTGCAGTTCCTGAAGTCCCATCAGAACCTGGGGTCATCGCTTAGCAGCCCGCGCAGCTGACGCCGCGCTCGTGACCGCTGCGACTTGGATGCCCTTTCAGTAATTTGGACTGCCGATCCCCCGGTTTCGTCGCAGATGATGTTCTGGATCGCCGTCTGGTAGGTCGGCCGCAGCTTCGTCACCGCGTCCTGCAGGGCGTCCAGCCGCTGGCCGATGATGGCCCGTTCGTCCGGGTCCACCACGTATTCGTCGCCGGCCGTGCGGACCGCTTCGGCCGCGCGCACCTGGCGCGCTTCCCGGTTGTAGTGGTCCCGGGCCACGTTCACGGTCACCCGATACAGCCAGGTCCGCAGCTCCGAATGCCCGCGGAACCCGTTCAGGCTGGTGCACAGCCGGACGCTGACTGACTGCAGGATGTCCGGCACGTCGTCGGGTCGGCAGGCGTGCCGGCTGGCCACCTGTTCGATGAACCGGCGGTGTTGCGCCAACACGTCGGCCACGCGATCGGCTTCGGCTTCCGTCAGCTGCGCGCGTGGTGGCTTGTGTTCGTGCATCATCCGCCGGTCCTCCAGGGTGTCAGCCCTTCTTCTTCTTCAGCGCCTGGCGCCGCGCGGCTTCGGTCTTCCCGCCGCTGCGCAGATACCCGCGCTTGTAGTGGTGGTCGGTGCTGGCCACGTGCACGACCATCGGCCGCGGCAGCGTCACGTCCTCGGGCAGGTCGTAGCCGCCGTCCTTCTTCTCGACGCCGAAGATACGCGCCAGGCGTTCGGTGGTGTCGTCGTCCAGGGTGTCGTCTTCGAACACCTTGAACTTCTGGCCCGCCGCGGTGACGATGCGCACCGCCGCCGGCGTCCGGGTGATGGCGTTCGCCGGGTAGAACGTCCAGCCCAGCAGCTCTTCGGCTTCCCGGGTCGGATCCACCCCGAACAGCTCGCAGACGTGCAGCAGCAGCGCGCGCGCCGCCGGCGTCCGGTTGTCGTTCCGCTCCGTCACGATGTCCGGCTGGGCGGCCGCGCTCGGCCGCGGCGCCGGCGCCGGCGGTTCCGCCGGGGCTGTGGTCTTCGGCGCCGTCTGCGCCTGGTCGCCGCCCTGCTCGCCGCCGTCCTGGGTTGCGGCCGCGCTCGCCGCCGCCGCGCCCTGGGTGTCCTCGTCCTTCTTCGGTTCTCGCTTCGCCATGACTGTCGTGCCTTTCCGGGCCGCCAGGCCCTTCACAGTTCCGGCCCGATAGGGGCCGGTCGTTCCGCGCCGTTCTTCTCGACCACGACCCGATCGCGCTCAGCCAGCACCTTGTCGGCATGCGCGCGCGCCGTCCTCCGATCGATGCCCTGCTCCACCAGGTCGCTGATGATCTGCTGGCGCTCGGTCAGCTCTTTTTTCGCCATCCCATTGCCTCAAAGATCGCATCGAACGCGCGCGCGATCGGTTCGAATTCATCGTCCTGCCATACCACCGGATAGTCCCAGCTGTTCG